GTAAGATTCCAAGCAAGATGACTGAGAAAACCTATACCAAATTCACTTGTTCCCCACACAACATGGAGAACAGCTACAAACATCCTAATTCCAAGGAAAGACCAGGAAAAAGGATATGTTTTTAGGTATTGGATACACTCAATAATGCCAAAGGCCCACGACAAAAACGCATGTTTTGTGGAGGGTCCTTGGCTTACCATGAGTGTAAAATTTTGAAGGAATAGACATATACAAATAACCATGATCCAAAGTATGGTGGTTGGGTAGAAGATCCCAACCCCCATAAAGAGGACACACAGGAATTTGAAGAAATGTGGGGTGAAATGGCAAAGAAAACCGTAGATACTTACATCTGGAGAAAATACTATAGCTCTCTTAAACACTTCCTCCCACAGGACTAAAACAGCAGCGAACACTTTCCCACCAAGTGGGAGAGGGTTCTTGTAAATACTATAGAGGAGTGAAGCATAGGTAAAGATTCTTCGTTTATTCTTATTGCACTTGCTAGCCAGATTCATCACGGAGTTCAGCAATCGTTCATTAACATAATTATTGCAGAAATCCCTGATAATTCTAGCTATCAAGCCCAAGAAGACAGCACATTTTTCACCAAGAAGGCTACTCAAGTGACGTAGTTGGTCGATAATCTTTTCCCCAAGCTTCTTGGGGGGAGGGTTGTTGTTAACACAAACAAGGGGGGCTTCTTTCATGATAGAAGGGCCATCTGGAGTATTCATATGAATACATGGCTCTTCGTCACATTGAAGGGTAGCCCCACTTAGAGTGTGCAGGGAAGCCATGTTACGAACAAAACCAATGGTAGGAAGGTCTTGTTGTTCACGGATGAAGTCTATACACTCATAGAATGAACGGATGTTTTTCTTAAGGCAGGTTGCGTTTCGCAGCGTTTGGACAAAGTAATCATAATATTCTCGTCCATGAAGCGAAGCTTCAACACATGCCATAGGTAAAACTTGATCCAAACATTCCTGAGCGTCAATATCAATTCTCTTCCACATCACCATATCTTGGATTGATTCAGTAGCTAATGGGGCCACGACCAATCCTTCAACACTTCTGAAAGTTCGTTTGAGAAAATTAACTTCATCTAGTGTCTTGTAAGGTAATGTGGTGGTTGATTTGGTTTCATCAGTGTAATCATGTCCTGTAAGAGCCATATATCTAGTTATAGAAACTTGATTAAATGTCTCAATAATACAGGGACTGATTGCCATGATGGAGTCATCGCCATAGTATACTGCGGCAACATGATCGCTATAACGTTGAAGTGAACAACGTATAGATTGCTCACGTTGCCACAGTAAATACACATAGCGGAAAATAAACATGTTGTATAAGCAGTTTATAACAGTGGTCAAAGTATTGCCGGAGGGTTGCGAGTGGTTCATCTGGATGAGATGTCCATTGAACACACCCACGTAGTTGAAAAGATAGCTCAGCAAAGTTTGACGTGTTAAACCGTGGTCGTCACCGTAATATGCTGTTATCACATCAGGAATCAATTCTAAA